GTTTCCCAGTCACGATCCTTGCCTGATGGACGCTCAGACCAAGGGGATTAAGACTGCCTGCTTCCGTGAGTTTCAGAACTCCATAGATGACTCGGTTCATGCTTTGCTGAAGTCAGAGATAGAACGCCTCAACCTTCAGGGCTTTGAGGTGCAGAACAACCAAATCCTCCTGAACGAAGACCCAGTGTTTAAGTTCCGTGGTCTGGCAAGAAACCCAGAGGGCGTGAAGTCAATGCACGGCTTCCAACGGTTCTGGGTGGAAGAAGCCCAGACTATCTCCTTCAACTCCCTCAAAGCTCTAACGCCTACACTCCGTGAGGAAGGCTCAGAGATATGGTTCAGTGCCAATCCCCGTTCAAGTGTGGATGCCTTTAGTCAGCGGTTCATCAAGCCGTATGAGAAGCAGCTACGCAGGGATGGCTACTACGAGGACGACCTGCACCTGATCGTACTGATCAACATCACAGACAATCCCTTAGTTCCTGATGTCTTGAAGCAAGAGATGGAAAGCGACCGTGAAAGGATGTCACCTGCCCTATTCCAGCACGTTTGGGAAGGCGAATACTACGACTCTGTTGAAGACAATATTATTCCTACTGAGTGGTATGACGCAGCAATAGACGCACACGTTAAGCTCGGGTTCGAGCCGTCAGGGGCGTTGATAGCCTCGCACGATCCATCTGATGAGGGTGGAGACTCCAAGGGCTTTGCCTTACGCAAGGGTTCGGTTGTCTTGGATGTGTGTGAAAAGGTAACAGGCGACTCGGGTGAGGGCATGGACTGGGCTTTACAGAAGGCTCGGCAAGCACAGGCTGATTGGTTTGTGTGGGACTGTGACGGTCTGGGTATCTCTCTCAAGCGTCAGGTAGACCAAGAGCTAGAATCTACTGCGATGCAGAAGCACCAGTTCCGTGGCTCAGAGACTCCTGATGACGCTGCTGTGCCGTATAGTGGTAGAGACTCCAAGACCAACAAGGACACCTTCTTTAACAAGAGGGCGCAGTATTGGTGGAAGTTAAGGGATAGGTTTGAGGCTACCTACAGGGCTGTGACCAAGGGTGAGTATGTAAACCCTGATGACATCATCTCGCTGAGTAGTGAAATACCCACGCTTGATCAACTGCGAAGTGAAGTTTGCAGAATACCGCAAAAACGATCAAATAATGGTAAAATCCAGATAATGTCGAAGATAGACATGGCTAAGAAGCCGTATGAGCTACCGTCTCCTAACATGGGTGACGCGCTTATGATGTCAATGTTTTCACCAAAGGCAGTCCAAAAAGCGGCTGTCAAAATCAATTTTAAGGGCTGGGGCTAATGGCTACCTACGAAAACGGATACGAAGAGAAGGAAGAATCTGCTCAGATGACTGAGGATGATCTGTCCTATAAAGACAAATACGAAGACCACCAGAGCGTGTTGAATCTTCTATCCTCGTGTCAGGAGGCAGACCACGACAACCGTGAGATGTCCCGTGAGGCCCATCTGTTCCTTGATAAGAGGGATGGTCAGTGGGAGCCGTACTGGTGGGAAGCCAACCAGAACAAGCCACGCTACACCTTTGACAATGTGAATCCCATAGTGGATCAGGTTGCCTCAGAGATAGAACAGGCAGACTTTGACATCAGAGTCAGCCCTGCTGGTGGTAGCGCCACAAAGGACATAGCCTCAACCTATGACGGCTTGATCCGCAACATTGAGAATATCTCCAACGCCAAGCAAGTCTACTCACAAGCAGCCAGAGGCATGGTTACTGGTGGCTTTGATGCGTGGCGGGTTAGTCAGAAGTTTGCAGATGACAACTCCTTTGATCAGGACATTGTGATTGAAAAGATTGGTAACCCAGTAGACCGAGTATGGTTTGACCCTGCTGCGGAGCTACAGGATAAGTCTGATTCACGGTATTGCTTTGTCTTGCATCCGATGGCGGTTGATGAGTATGAAAACCGATGGCCTGAAGGCTCGGGTGAGTCAGTCCCTGATGACCGTGAGGGCGATGCTTACTACGACAAGGCTGAGGCTATTGTGGTTGGTGAGTTCCTGTATATGGAGTCAGAAGACCGTGAATTGGTGATGATGTCCAACGGTCAGACTCATGAGGTCAATGAGGGCTTTGAGAAGATCGTAGACGACCTAGCTATGATCGGAGTCACTGAGGTTCGTAGAAGGACTCGCAAGGTACACAAGGTCTGCTCAAGGTTCTTTGATAATAAGGATTGGCTAGAAGATGACCGTGAGACTGTGTTTAACAGAATTCCAGTTATCCCTGTGTACGGCAACTACAAGATATTTGAAGGCAAGACTCTGTACTGGGGCGTGGTTGAGAAGCTACTAGACCCACAGCGTGTATTGAACTACGCAATGTCTCGGTCTATTGAGGAAGGCGCATTAGCTCCACGGGCTAAGTACTGGATGACTCCTACTCAGGCTGCGGGCCATGAAGACCAGATAGCGACTCTCAACACCAACTCTGATCCGGTGCAGTTCTTCAACCCTGATCCTGAGTTTCCTGCCATCCCACAACAACAAGGTGGGGCGCAGGTCAATCAGGGCCTGAGTCTGATAGCTCAATCCATGCAGGGCATGATCAACGCCACTGCGGGTATGTTTGCAGCTAACATGGGCGACAACCCTAACGCTCAGTCAGGTGTGGCAATACGTCAGCTTCAGAACAAGGGCGACAATGGTACTTTCAAGTACAGCCGAGCAATGGAAATAGCCATCGCTGCTACTGGTCGGTTGATTAAGGACGCTATCCCTAAAGTCTACGACACTGATAGAACAGTCAGAGTCCTGCGGGAAGATGAGTCTTATGACATGGCTGACCTAAACCAGAAGGTGATAGACAACCAAACTGGTGAGATAGTGGTTATCAATGATCTGTCTGTTGGTTCGTATGACGTTATCTGCAAGGCTGGCCCTAGCTTCAGAAACCGTCAGGAAGAGACGATTGAGGCCATTGTCTCACTGGCTCAGGTTGATCCTTCCATCATGCAGATAGCTGGCGACTTGATGTTGCAAAGTGTTAATACTCCTGCGGCTTCACAGATAGCTGAACGTAAGCGGGCGCAGATGCTCCAGCAAGGGCTAATTCCTCAGTCACAGATGACCGAAGAGGAAATAATGGAGATGCAGCAAGCGCAGATGATGGCGCAAGGGCAGCAAGCTCCAGACCCTGCAATGGTTCTAGCGCAGGCCGAGCAGCTCAAGGCTGAAGCTGAGATGATGCGGTCGCAGATAGAGATGCAGAAGCTCCAGAACGAGCAAATGAAACTTCAACTTGAAGCCCAGAAGCTCCAGAGCCAAGCTGTAGGCGACCAAGCTGACAACGCTATTGATGCCTTCAACGCTGAGACTAAGCGCATGGAGACGCAGATCAAAGCACAGCAGGCAAGTGCCACAGTAGACAAGACATCCGCTCAGGCAATGGGTGAGCAGTTAGACAACCAGAAGAAGATGTCTGACATGATGGAAGAGCAGATGATGAAGTCTCGTATACCAATGATGTCTGAAGCGGAGTTAATTAGCCTTGCCAACCGTCGCTGAGTTAGCCCAACAGGAACTGTCACGCAGATACTCTCTACAAAGTAGAACGCAGGTAGCTCCTCGCGTCCAGACTATGCAGAACGCCAGACCTACTGTCAGGTCAGCCCTAAGCAATCTGATGCGCGATGCAGTAGATGCAACAGGTCTTGAGGGTGGATACCGTCAGGGGCTTCTCAATGCCGCTGGTGGCGTTGAAACAGCAGTAGACTTCTTGCCTGTGGTTGGTGACGTTCTTGGCTTAGAGGACGCATCAAGAGCCTATGGGCAGGGTGACATGGTTGGCGCTGGTATTAACATGATGGGCGTTGTGCCTATCATTGGTGATGCGGGTGTAAAACTCAGTAAAGGAGCTAGATCAGCTTTAAGAGACCAAGGTTTCACAGAAGGTTTTTTCCACGCATCTAAGCAAGACATCCAAGATGGATTTAAAGCTGGGTATAGTGACGGAATGGTTTTTGTCACGCCAGAGAGAGAATTTGCAAACAACTGGGTCGGTAAAGGAAAATATCAGCAAAGGTTAGGCGAAGAGAATATAGATGATATGCGCCGCGCAGATCGTCAAAAATTATGGGACGAATATGAGTCTCAATATGGTTCTTACGAAAACTGGCCCTCTGAAATAGAAGATGAATATAACAAAAGATCAATGAATTTAGCGCAACAGTATCAAGCCTCTGGCGGTGCAATCTATCCTGTTGCTGTTAAAGCTAATAAGCAATTTGACCCAGAAGAAAACCCCGAAGTTATTGCAGAGTTTTTAAAGTCTCAAGGTCGAGACCCTAATGCCACAACGATTGTTAGCGAAAAAACTGACTTAGAGGCTTACCAAGAAGGCAATTATTTGTTTTATGAAAACAAAGAAATGGCAGACTTCTTAAAAGATAAAGGATATGACTCTGTTTGGCTCAGAGAGGACACTACCAAAAGCGGCTTGAGTAAGCCCTTCTCTACGTTAGCTGTGTTAGATGAGACAGGTGTCAAGCCTGTATATGATTTTGCTAGAGAGGCAGATACGGCTGCTTCAGCACTGCGCGGCTTAGAGATTAGCCCAGAAATAAGGATGCAAAGAGCCGAAGAACAAGGCTACGAGCCTATATACCACGGAAGCACTTATGATATTGAGCGGATAGATTTAGGTGGCATGAATCCTGAAAGTCACTTTGGGCGAGGATTTTATAGCACAACTTCGCCTAAAGATGCTTCTGAAAATTACGCTCGTACATTTGGGCCTGACTTAAAAAATAAAATAACACGCAGAGCAGAACAAATTGAATCTGACTTAGAGCTGACAGATGAAATGGCAAGAAAAGAGGGCTATGCAGATGTTGCTGAAATGTCATGGGATATGGCGAAAAAAGAAGTACAAGGGCCAAATGAAGGCGTTGTTTATCCTTTGATGGGCAGGACTACTAGCGCATTTGATATATCAAATGATGGCAATACTTTTTTGCGGTATGAGCAGCCTGAGCTAAATCCAGAAGACTATCTTGATGAAGCTGGTGGTGATATGGATGTCGCTTATGATCTTGCTAAAGAAGCTGCGTATGACTTTGAGCCAGAAGGTGAGTTAGTAGACTTTTTAGAAAGCCTGCGTAGAAACCCATATTTAAGCCAAGATGATTTTGCAACCCTTCAAAGTAGTATTCTTGAAGAGGCATATGATGGTGGTATTAGCGCAAATAGATTAGATGAGATTTTTAGAAGTGCAGACATATATCCAGAAGATGACGCAGGAAATTTAATTTCTCACGATATCTTGAGGCAGGCTATTCAAGATTCTGGCTATGACACAATTATTCATGAAGCCGACATATTCCGTGGCATGGATGTAGATAAAGGCACTAAGCATAAGATATTTTTAGACCCCACAAGAGTACGGTCAATCAACGCCGAATTTGACCCAGCCAAGATGGACAGCGCAGACCTGCTATCAAGCGTTGGTGCTACCAGTGCGTTACGAGGAGTAGCTTAAACAGCCATAATTAACTCTGTAACCATATCATCTAGCTTATCCCACAATTCCTCAATGATAGGGCCATCACCGGCCCTGTCAGCCTCTATTAGCTGTCCTATCACATCAAACAGAATGTCGTGCATCTGCTCTGGGTCATCTGTTTCGAATATTTCGAATAAGTCGCTCATAAGTCCTCCGTGGCGTATTTCGCCATTAGTTAGCCTAATTTACTACTAAGTATTGATTATTACCACATTATGCTATAATCGCCACAGGCCACCTGACCTATTCAGGGCATTTACCTATAAAGGGCATATTATGAGCAAGCTGCAACCAGAGGATAACTACGAGTACGAATCTGAGGAAGACGTAACCACAGAGACGGAGGTAGAAGAAACTGAAGATTCTGTTGAGGAACAGGATACCGAATCAGCACCGGAGGCGGGGGAGACCCCAGAGAAACATATCACGTTCAGCGAAGACCAGCAGCGAATACTTGATGAGGCTGTAGGGAAGAAGGTTTTCAAGCTCCGAGAGAAGGAGCGAGAAGCAGAAGCCCTGAAGAAACGGCTTGAAGAGTTAGAGGCTAAAGTTCCTGAACAGAGGCGACCTAACGTCCCAGCAATACCAGACCCGTTTGCAGTATCCGATGAGGAATACAGACGGCAACTGTATCTAAGGGATGAGGCACTCAAACAAGCTATTGCGTTCGATCAGCAACAGCAAATGCTGAAGCAGCAACAAGAACAAGTGCGGCAACAGCAGGAACAAAAGCAGCAAGAAGTAATGACCGAGAAGGTTCAGTCTTACTCCCAGAAGGCCACAAGTCTAGGGATTAAGGCAGAGGACTTACAGGTAGCAGGTAACACGGTAGCGCAGTTTGGCATTCACGAGGACTTAGTTCAGTACATACTGGAAGAAGACCAAGGGCCATTGATTACTACTTACCTGTCTAAGAACCTCTTAGAGCTAGAGAAGCTACGCGAGATGTCACCTACACAGGCGGCAGTTTATGTAGCAACAACGGTTAAGCAGAAAGCTGCTGCTCTTAAACCCAAGGTAAATAACGCTCCTGATCCATTGGAGCAACCACACGGCGCTGGTAAAGCCCCCAAACCTAGAGGGCCGCAAGGCGCAGTATTTGAATAGGAATAGTTAAAAATGGCTAACAATCTCAATAGTAACGTCACTCGGAAAGTGGCTCGGGTCTTCCTAGAAGCATTCGAGGCATCACGAGTTCTGACTAAGACTGTCAACACTCAACTGTTGTCAGGCAAGTTCAACCCTTCATCGGGTTCAAACGTGGACTTCAAGCGTCCTCACGACTACAACTCAATCCGTACCTCTGGCGGTGACATTAGCTCAAGCACTAAGAGCGACATCATTGCAGGTAAGGCAACTGGTACAGTACAAGACTACTTCACAGCCGCTACTGAGTGGGGCAATGTTGAAGAAGCTCTTGAGCTAGACCAACTCGACCAAATCCTTGAGCCAATGGCCCGTCGCATTGTGACTGACCTTGAGCTTGATCTTGGTTCATACATGAACAAGAACGCTTCACTCAAGTATGGTACTCACGGCACTGCCGTAGATGCTTGGGGCGACGTTGCAGGCGCTGGTGCATTGATGGACTCTATCGGCGTTCCTATGAGCGACGAGAAGTATTACATCATGAACCCATTCACTACTACTGCGCTGTCTTCAGCTCAGAACGGTTTGAATGCGGCTGACGGCCTTGTTCGTACAGCATGGGAAAAAGCACAGATCAGCCAGTCTTTCGGCGGCATGATGGCGCTTACTTCTAACGCACTGCCTAGCTACACTTCAGGTACTACTACTGACCGTGACTGGGAAAC